TGATTGCGGAAAGTCCGGCGCTGCGCGAACGGGTGAACCCGGCCCGGTCACGCGACGCGGGCAATTCGATGCTGTCAAAGGAATTCCCCGGCGGCATCCTGGTGCTGACCGGTGCCAACTCGGCCACAGGTCTGCGGTCGATGCCCGCGCGGTACATCTTTCTGGACGAGGTTGATGCCTATCCAGCTTCTGCCGACGAGGAAGGTGATCCGGTCACGCTGGCCGAAGCGCGGACCACCACCTTTTCGCACCGGCGCAAGGTGTTCATGGTCTCGACCCCGACGATCCGGGGCTTGAGCCGGATCGAACGGGAATACGAGGCTTCGGACCAGCGCCGGTACTTCGTGCCCTGCCCGCATTGTGGCGCGATGCAGTGGCTGCAGTTCGAACGCCTGCGCTGGGACAAGGGGCGGCCCGACACGGCGGCCTATCATTGTGAGGGCTGTGAGCGCCCCATCGCCGAGCATCACAAGACACAGATGCTGGAAAAGGGCGAGTGGCGGGCGACGGCCGTTTCCGCCGATCCGCATTCGATCGGCTTCCACATCTCGGCGCTCTATTCACCGCTGGGCTGGAAAAGCTGGGCGCAGATCGCGCGGGACTGGCTGGCGGCGCAGGGTTCAGAGGAGATGCTGCGCGCGGCGCGCAACACGCTCTTGGGCGAAACATGGGTGGAGTCGGGCGATGCACCGGAATGGCAACGGCTAGCTGAACGCCGCGAGTCTTATGGCGGGGTGCAGATCCCTATGGGCGGGTTGTTCCTGACGGCTGGCGTGGACGTGCAGAAGGACCGGATCGAGGTCGATGTCTGGGCCTGGGGCCGGGGCCTGGAGTCCTGGCTCGTCGATCACATCGTGATCGCGGGTGGCCCGGACGATCCCGCCTGCTGGGACAAACTGACCACCCTGCTTGGGCGCAAATGGGCCTGCGCCAATGGCGCGGTGATGGTGATCGGCAAGCTCGCCATCGACACCGGCTATGAGGCCCCGGCGGTTTACGCTTGGGCGCGCAAGCAGGGTTTCGATCAGGTCGCCCCAATCAAGGGCCTCGAAGGCTTCAACCGCGCCACGCCGGTGTCAGGGCCGACCTTTGTCGACGCCACAATCGGCGGCAAACGTCTGCGTCGGGGCGCGCGCCTGTGGTCGGTGGCCACCGCAACATTCAAGACCGAAACCTACCGCTTTCTGCGGCTGGAACGGCCGAGCGACGAGGACCGGGCGCTGGGCGTGCTGGACGCCCCCGGCACCGTGCATTTGCCCGATTGGATCGACACCGAATGGCTGAAGCAGCTGGTGGCGGAACAGCTGGTCACGGTGCGCAACAAGCGCGGCTATGCCCACCCCGAATGGCAGAAAATGCGCGAGCGCAACGAGGCCCTCGACACCCGCGTCTATGCCCGGGCGGCGGCATGGATCATGGGCGCGGATCGCTGGGATGAGGCGACCTGGCGGCGGCTGGAAGCGCAGGCCGGGGTGGAAACCCCACCGCCAGCGTCAGTGCAAATTGCTCCCGTACCGGAGGCCCCGACCGCACCGAAGGCCGGAACACCGACAACGCCACGGCGCAAACGCCGGGCCTACACACCGAACTTCATGAGGGATTGAGATGGATCTGGAACGGATGCGCACGCTGCTGGCCGCGCTGCAGGAGGCGCGTTACGCGGGCGTCCGGTCGGTCAGTTATGACGGCAAATCGATCAACTATGGGTCGGACGCGGAATTGGCGAACGCCATCAGCGATCTGGAGACCCGGATTGCCACCGCCACCTCTGGTATGCCCCGGCGCCGCCGCTGGGGCACCGTGGCCTCGAAAGGGCTATGACCTATGGCGTTCGAGGCATTTCGCCAGCGGTTGGGGTCGATCATCGGCGGGTTCGATGCAGCCCAAGCTCATCGCCGCTTGCGCGGGTTCCGGGCCAGCCGCGCCCATGTGAACACGCTAATCGCGGCCTCGGGCGATACGATCACCGCCCGCGCGCGCTGGCTGGTCCGGAACAATGGCTATGCAGCCAATGCAGTCGAGTCCTTCGCTAGCAATGTCGTCGGCGATGGCATCAAGCCGTCCAGTTCCATCGCCGATGCGGCAAAGAAGGAAGAACTGCAGGCGCTGTGGCTGGCCTGGACCGATGACGCTGACGCCGAAGGACTGACAGATTTCTATGGCTTGCAGCGCCGGGCGGCGCGCGAGGTGTTTCTGTCGGGTGAGGTGTTCCTCCGCATCTGGCCCCGTCGCGTCGAGGACGGCCTCACCGTTCCCCTGCAGCTGCAGATGCTGCCCGCAGAGATGCTGCCCCTCGACATGAACCGCACCCTGCCCGGCGCAGGGCTGATCCGGCAGGGCATCGAATTCGACGGGATCGGCCGCCGTGTCGCCTATCACTTCTTGCGCCGCCATCCCGGCGATCTGACCGATCCGGGGCTGGCTGGGGAAACGGTGCGCGTTCCGGCTGGCGATGTGATCCACGTCCTCGACCCGGTCGAGGCAGGCCAGCTGCGCGGCGTGTCGCGGTTTGCAGCCGCCATCGTGAAACTGTTCACGCTGGACCTCTACGACGACGCCGAGCTCGAGCGGAAGAAGATCGCGGCGATGTTCGCGATGTTCATCACCTCTCCCGCCCCGGAAACCCCGCTGGAACCGACCGAGGAGGATCTGGAGGTCGAACCGGGACAGGTGGTGCGGTTGGATCCGGGCGAGGATGTGTCGACCCCAGCCACACCAGACTCGGGCGGCACTTACGAGCCGTTCCAGTACCGGACGCTGCTGCAAATCGCCGCCGCGCTGGGCGTGCCATATGGCTATCTGACAGGCGACACGGCCAAGGGCAACTTCTCGAACACGCGAATTTCGCTGATCGAATTCCGCCGTCGGATATCCGCCTGGCAGCATGGCGTGCTGGTCTATCAGCTCTGCCGCGCCGTCTGGGTGCACTGGATGGATATGGCCGTGCTGTCGGGTGCGCTGGACCTGCCCGGCTATGACAGCCAGCGCCGCCATTATCAGGCCTGCGCCTGGTTGCCCACGAAATGGGACTGGATCGACCCGATGAAGGACGCCTCTGCCGAGATCCTGCAGATCGAGGCGGGCCTGAAATCCCGCACCCAGGCGATCTCCGAGCGCGGCTATGACGCCGAACAGGTCGACCGGGAAATCGCCGCCGAGCGCAAACGCGAGAAGGCGCTGGGCCTCGATTTCCGCCGCCCGGGGTCGCCTGCGCAGGGGCCGGGTGGGGCCAAGGGCGGTGACAATGGCGGCCCCGATCAATCCGATGATGCCGACACCGCCGATGGCGAAGAGGCGGACGACAGCGCCGACGCCAAGCCCGCCCGAAAGGACGAAACGTGATGCAATCAGACCGGCAGGAGTTGGACGCCAGGCAGTCGCGCCGAGTTGCGATCAAATGTCACCAGTGGCGAGGCCCCGGCGCGGCGCGCAGCGGCGGCGATCATCAGATCGGCGAAGCCGAACCCGTCATCGCGGTAGCGAAACACAGCCGTGCCCACGTCATCCGCTGCCTCGACCTCGATTTCCACGGCAGCGAGCAAGCCTTCCAGCGCCGCGGCCACCTCACCCCGGCTGTAGCGATAGGCGCGCTCCAGCACCCAGACCAGCTCGACCATCACTTCGCGACTGATGAACCCGGGGGCTGCCGGTGTCAGGCCGCGCATGAAAGCGCTGGCCGCCACCGCCTGGCCCGCTTCATCCTGCGCAAGGAACCGGACCAGCACATTGGTATCGACCGCAATCATTTGGCGGGACGCATCCCGTCAGTTGCCCCGGCGGCGATGGCGTCATCCATCTCGTCAAGGCTGATCGGCTGCTTGCCCGGCCGCGCCAGCACGCCTTCAAGTTCCGCCACCGGTCGGGCCTTCAACAGCCTGACCTCGCCGTTCATCACGACATAGCGCACCTTGTCGCCGCTCTTGAGTCCCAGCGCCAGCCGCACATCGCGCGGCAAGGTGGTCTGGCCTTTGATCGTCACCGTCGATTCCCGCATCAGGGCGATTCCTTACTTATTGGAATTTCGCCTTACTATATCGGCGCGCCCCCCGAAAAATCAACAACAGACCGCCTGTCGCCGCAGGACAGCGGGGTCAGGACCCTGAACATGCATCACGCCCAGATCGCCCAGCGCGCCTTCAACACCCCGTTGATGGTCGAGCCCGCCAAGGCCCTCGCTTTCCTCTCGGGCCTCGGGCCACGCATCACCGGGCGCGAGATCACCTTTCTGGGGCTCGAGGTCGACGCGGCGGATCAGGCCGCGGCCGCCCAGCCCGCCCGCGCCTCGATTTTTGGCAATGACCTCGCCCAGCTTCACCAGCAGGGCGGCACCCGGCCTTTCGCTCTGGTGGAGGGCATTGCCGTGATCGAAATCGCGGGAACGCTGGTGCATCGCGGTGCCTGGATCGGGCAGTCCTCGGGGCTGACATCTTACGAGGGCATCGCAGCCCAGATCGAGGCGGCGCTCGCCGATCCTGCCGTGCGGGGCATCGCGCTCGACATCGACAGTTTCGGCGGCGAGGTCGCCGGGGCCTTCGATCTCGCGGATCGCATCCGCGCCGCGCGGCAGGTGAAACCAGTGCAGGCATTTGTCGCGGAACACGCGCTTTCGGCGGGTTATGCTCTCGCTAGCCAGGCCGACCGGATCATCCTGCCGCGCACCGGCGCGGTTGGCAGTATCGGCGTGGTGGCGCTGCACACCGACATGAGCGGGGCCCTTGATCAAAAGGGGGTCGCGGTCACCCTGATCCATGCCGGGGCGCACAAGGTTGACGCCAATCCCTGGCAACCGCTGCCAGAGGCCGTGCGCACGCGTATGCAGGCCGAGCTCGAAGATCTGCGCCTGCTCTTTGCCCGAACTGTCGCCAACGGGCGCGGCGACCGCATCGATGTGGCGCGCGCGCTGGCCACCGAGGCGGCGGTGTTTCGGGGCGAGGCGGCGATCCACGCCGGTCTGGCCGACGATCTCGCCGATCCCGTCACCGCGTTCCGCGCTTTCGCCGCCGCCCCGCGCGGCATTTCCACCCCAAAAGGAAAGGGTCCGATGATGACCACCAACACTCCCGAAACGCCCGCCGCTGCGCCGACTGCAGCCCAGCCCATCAGGGCAGCGGCCACCCCGCACAGCGCGCCGGGTGAGGCGCCAACTTCCGCGCTGCCCGCTTCGACCGCACCCGATTTGCCCGCCGCGACGGCGGCCGCGGTTTCCACGGCGGACACGTCTGCGGCGCCGTCACCCCCGCTCGCCGTGGCAACCCCGTCGCAATTGACCGGCAACGCCCCAGAAGCGCCCTCGTCCGACGCCATTCGAGCGGAAGCGGCCGAGGTGGCGCAGGTCTGTGCGCAGGCCGCCCGGCTTGGCGTGCAGATCGACGCCGCCGATGCCGTCACGCGCGGGTTGAAGCCCGAGGCCCTGCGTGCGCGCGTTCTGGCCGATCTCGCCGCCCGCAGCGATGCGGCGGGGATCATCGCCACCGCCCCTGCGGCGGCGGCACCCGCGAAAGACAGCCCGATCATCGCCGCCGCGAAGAAGTCGGCGGCCGACGCCAAGCGCTGATCATCCTTCCCGTTTCCCCACCAACCCGGAGCCTGAACCATGCCCGTTCTGACCCAACCGCCCAGCATGGGCGATGTCCTCAAATACGAGGTCAACCCGAACTACACCCGCGAGGTGATCACCCTCGCGCAAGGCATGCCCTACCCGGTCGGATCCGTGCTTGGGCAGATCACCGCGAGCGGCAAATACAAGCTCGCGACCAGCGGCGGCGCCGATGGGGCCGAGACCGCCATCGCCGTGCTGCTCTACGCCGTCGATGCCACCTTGGCGGATGCCATCGGCATCGTGCTGCGGCGCGGGCCCGCCATCGTTGCCAAGACCGCGCTGATCTTTGACGCCACGGTCAGCGACGCTGCCAAAGTTGCCACGAAACACACGCAGCTGAACGCCGCGGGCATCGTGCCGCGCGACGGCGTCTGACGCGCGGCGTCGGCATCCCTTCCCTCTTTCCCCCCGGAGCACCCCATGTCCCTGATCCGCAATCCCTTTGACGCTGGCGGCTATTCGCTGGCCGAGATGACGCAGGCCATCAACATCCTGCCCAACCTCTACACCCGCCTTGGCCAGATCGGCCTTTTCCGCTTTGAAGGTGTCAGCCAGCGCAGCATCGTCATCGAGCAGCGCGAAGGCATCCTCAGCCTGCTGCCCTCGGTGCCGCTCGGCGCCCCCGCCACCGTCGGCACCCGCGAGGGCCGCTCGATGCGCAGCTTCGCGCTGCCGTGGATTCCGCATGATGATGTGATCCTGCCCGGCGATATTCAGGGGCAACCCGCGCTTGGCGTCTCGGATGCCGCCGATCCGCTGGTCGAGGTGATGAACCGCAAGCTGATGCTGATGCGGCGCAAGCACGCCCAGACGCGGGAATACATGGAGATGAATGCTCTCCGCGGCATCGTCAAGGATGGTGCGGGCACCACGCTTTACAACTATTTCGACGAATT